ACAAATTTAGAAGCCACAGGTCAAGTTCAAGTTGGCAATATCACAATATCAGGAAACACAATCGTAACAACTGCGGCGCAGTTAAACCTATCTGCACCAGATGGTATTTTATACAACAACAATCTACAAGTTGATGACCTTATAATCAGTGGAAATACGATTAGAGCCACAGATTCTAACCAAAATTTTGAGATAGTAACAAGCGGAACAGGTACAGTTGATATCTATGGTGACACAAGAGTAAATGGTAATATCCATGCAACAGGTAATATCAGAACAGACGGTAATATTACAATTGGTGATCAAGACACAGATTCATTAACAATCAATGCAGATGTGGCATCCAACTTAACTCCAGATGTTAGCAATACATATAACCTGGGTACTGCAACAAAAAGATGGAACAATGCATACGCAAACAACTTAACTGTTGATAACTTAACACTTTCAGGCAACATCACAGTACAAGGACTAAACTTAACAGCACGTCCAGGTAAAGTGATTTACGTTGCAACTAACGGAAGTGACAGTAATTCAGGAACTCACCAAAATGATCCATACGCAACAATAGAACAGGCTTTGTCTGTATGTGTCGCTGGTGATCACGTTCACGTTTATCCAGGCACATACTCAGAAGCATTTCCTTTAACTGTGCCAACAGGCGTATCAATAAGAGGTGATGGTTTAAGAGCAGTAACAATCCAACCAACTGGTTCGACAAATACAAAAGATGCTTTTATATTAAATGGTGAAGTAACAATTGAAGATATAACGATCACAGGTTTTTATTACAACAGTTCTGCAAATGAAGGTCACGCATTTAGATTTAATCCAACTGGGAATGACGACAGTACGGGTTTCCAAGTTACATCTAGATCACCTTACATAAGAAATATTACAGTAATCACACAAGGTTCAACAACTACTGCGGCTGACCCAAGAGGTTTTGCGGCGGGAGATGCTGGAAGAGGAGCATTCTTTGATGGAGAACTTGCCACACCAAACAGCAACGAAGCAAGTTGTTTATTCCAAAATGCAACATTTATTACTCCAGGAGTTGACGCAATAACATTGACAAACGGTGTAAGAATAGAATGGCTAAACTCCTTTACATACTTTGCACTATCAAGCATCAATGCTTACGACGGCACAAACGGAATTAAAGGTGCTGGTCAAACTGCATTAAAACTTGGTGGCTTTTCAGGTGCCGCACTTGCACAAGGTCAAGTCATAACTTATTATGACACATCAGGTAATCAATTAGCATCAGGAACTATTGCGGCAGTTGATGGTGGCAAAATTTTTATAAATGGAAAAAGCCTTGGTTTCCAATTACCTTCAGAGCAAAACGGAAAAACTATACAAGCAATAGGTGATGCAAAATTAGACACTGCAACTAAAAAATTCGGTTCGGCAAGTTTAAAATTAGATGGCGTGGGTGACGCGGCAAAAGTTAACACAAATGCAGACTTTGGATTTGGAACTGGCGACTTTACTATTGACTTCTGGGCATATCCTAATGCAGTGCAAACAACTTCATTAATTGATATGCGTAACAATGTATCAGTAGAAAATGCATTGTATTTCTATGTTGCAAACAACGTGCCAAAAGTTTATATAAATGGAACAGATATCATAACTGGTACACAGGGTTTCAACTTATCGGTATGGACGCACTGTGAAATAGTTAGAAGCAGTGGCACAATAACAGTTTACATCAATGGTACAAGTGTAGGAAGTGCAAGTGCATCGGCGGATTTCGCAAACGCAAAACCACTTGTAATAGGAAACAACTATGGAAACACAAATGGTTGGAACGGATACATTGATGGATTAAGAGTTTACAAAGGACAAGCATTACACACAGGTAACTTTACAGCGCCAACTACAGAAGCAGTTGGTAATGCAAACACAAAACTAGTTGCAAACTTTAACGGTAATAATGCATCTACAACATTCTTAGACACAAATTTAATTGCACAAGATATTAGAACATCTGCAGGTGCAACAGCAACATCATTCACTCTTGTTGATTACACAGACTTTGGTGCTGAAGTAAGATCAATAGCATCTGCTTCTATCTACGGAAGATTTGGAGTTAAAGGTGACGGTGTTGGTGTAAAAATGTATTTGATCAGTCACAACTTTGCCTACATTGGAAATGATTACGAAGTAGACAATGATGCCGCAACAGTAATTCAAGCAAACGAAGTTGTTGCAAATAATGGAGCAAAAATATTTTATAGTTCAGTTGATCATAGAGGAGACTTCAGAGTAGGTGATCAGTTTAGTGTCAATCAACAAACTGGACAGGTAAGTTTCACAAGTGCAGATTTGAACATAGATGTTGATTCAACATTAACATTTACTACAGGTTCTGATGTTACAACAATTTCAGGAAGTGAAATACAATCAGGAAATGTTAAAATAAGTGGAAACACAATTACAACCACTTCAGGAAATTTAAATTTAGATTCATTTACAAACACAGTTGCTTTCAGTGATAATGTAAACATCACAGGTAATTTAGATGTTGGCGGTGATATAACAATTGGTGGTAACGTAACTATCGGTGACCAAACAACCGATAACATTACTATATCGGCGGGTATCGCATCTGATTTAATTCCAGCGACTAATAATTTATACAACATTGGTTCATCTACAAAAAATTGGAATAAACTTTTTGCAAACGAGGCAATAGTTGACAGTATTAGAATTACAGGAAATAAAATAGAATCTATTGACACAAACGCAGATTTAGATTTAAGAACAAGCGGCACAGGAAACGTAACACTTGAAAACTTCTCAGCATCTGGTGATACAATTACTAACACTACTGGAGACTTTATAGTAAATCCAGCAAGTTCAGTGTTTAAAGTTTCAGGTACTGGTTCAATCAGAATACCATCTGGTAACACAGCACAGAGACCAGGTTCTCCAGTAGCGGGTATGATGAGATTCAATACACAAACAAATGTATTTGAGGGTTACAATGGATCTAATTGGATAGCACTTACTGGTGTTTATGACCTTGACCAGGACACTTATATCACAGCAGAACTTACGCCGGGCAATGATGACGATACTATAAGATTTTATGCGGCAAATAGTTTGGTAGCAAGTGTAAATGCAACTAGATTTGACGTTACAAAATTGGTGGTTGACAATATAGAAATTAGTGGAAATACACTAACGACCACTGGAGCGGACCAGGATTTGATCTTAAACGCCAATGGAAATGGTAGTATTAGGATTGAAGACTTCAGATTCCAAGGAAATACGATAACTAATACTATATCGGCTCCAATTAAGTTAAAAACTACTGGAACTGGGTATATTGATGTATCAGACGCTGGTGGATTTGTTATTCCGGTTGGATCAACAATTGATAGACCAGCAACTGGCTTGTTAGGTATGATTAGGTATAATACCAACGATGAGCGGGTTGAATTATATGATGGCGTCCAATGGGGATCAATTGCAGGATCTTCAGGTGCAGTAAGTATAATTGATGCAACAGAAATAGCCGTACAAATGGCGGTAACATTAGGATAGAACAAAATGGCAACGACCTTTAGAAACAATGTAACAAAAAACGTAGGCACTGTGCCTAACTCTGTTTACACAGCAGGTAATGGAATTTACACAACTGTGGTTGGAATGGTTTTAGCAAACTTGACAGAATCAGTTGTAAAAGCAAGTGTAACTTTAACTGCTACTCCAGATTCAGTAACAGGTTTTATAGTAAAAGATGTTTTGATTGCACCTAATTCAAGTTTACGTGTATTAAACTCGGGAGAAAAATTAATTGTTGCAAGTCAAAACAGTTTGAACGTTCAAGCAAATATTAACGACTCACTTGATTGTGTTTTAAGTTATGTGGAGATAAGTTAAGATGTCAAATACGGTTGGACAGGATACAGTTGTATATTTAGAAAATGGTATAAAGTCGAGATACTTCTACGGATTAAGAAGAACAGACGAAGGAACTTTATACATTGGAAAAGTTGATCAACTACAAGCAAACGATCCTGTAACAGTAAACGTTCCAGGTGCTATTGTTGACAACTATGAAGGATTTGACCAAGGTGAAGATTTTTACGAAGGAAGAGATTTGAATCACGCTAAACCATTTAAAAATTTAAAGTATGAACAATTTAGATGGGACGATGTAAATCTAAATTATTACATCAACAGCGAAGGAGAATTTGTTGTTCGATTAAACAGTAAAGTTGGAGACGGAACTATCACGTATCCACAAACTGATGAAACTTTAGTGGCACAACCAAGTGTGTTTACTATGGACAAGAACACAATTAAATTTGATAGTAACGAAATAACATTCGATAGAACGTAAACGTGGGAGGATACGAAGAATGACGCGACAACTAATTAACACCGGTACTTTACCTAACGATGGTCAGGGTGACTCGTTACGTGATGCTGGTACAAAACTAAATTCCAATTTCAATGAGGTATATACTGCACTTGGAAATGGAACGACTTTAACAGTCGTACAAAATAATTTATTCAACGCAACAGGTTCAAACAAAATTGCATTTTTATATAATGCACTTTCCGATTTGCCTAATGCTACAACCTATCATGGTATGTTCGCCCACGTACATACTGAAGGTGCGGCATACTACGCTCACGCAGGCAACTGGGTTAAACTTGTTGATTCTAACAAGTCGATTGACCTTCTATCGGATGTAGACACTTCATCAGCGGCTCCACAAAATGGACAAGCATTAGTTTGGGACGCAGGTGGTTCAAAATGGAAACCTGGAACAGTATCCGGTGGCGGTGGCGGTAGTGGTGTCACTTTATTCACGGGACTGACTGATACTCCAAGTTCATTTAGTGGATACGCAAATGGTTTCTTAAGAGTTAATACCGCGGCAGATGGTTTAGAACTTGTTACAAGTTTTGGAATTGATACATTATCAGATGTTGACACAACAACTTCGGCTCCAACAGCAGGACAAGTTTTAAAATGGAGTGGTACAAAATGGCAACCGGCGGCTGATGCAACATCAGGTGGTGGTTCAGCAGATGCCACAACATTAGATGGTTTAGATAGTACATACTTCTTAAACTACAACAACTTAAACAACAAACCTACAATCGCAACTGCATTTACAGGCTTAACAGATACTCCTGCAAACTTCACAGGTGCGGCAGGTAGATTTGTTAAAGTGAACGCAGGCGGAACAGCATTAGAATTTGTGACTTCATCAGCGGCTTCAACAGCATTCAATGATTTAACTGACGTTACGGCATCAGGTGCGGCACAAGGTGATGTAGTTTACTACAACGGAACTGCATGGGTGTTGCAAAATGGTCCGGTGACTAGATGGACACTGGGAGCAAACGGTTCATCAGATTACACATTTAGTGGTCCTGGTTTTCCAACAACAACCAATGATCCGGTACTATATTTGAATAGAGGACACACTTACATTTTTGTAAATGGTGGAGGCTCTACGCATCCATTTGAAATAAGAGTTTCAAACAACGGAAGTGCGTATACTTCAGGAGTAAGTGGATCACAATCAGGAACACAGGTTTTCACTGTACCAATGAACGCACCAAGCACACTTTATTACCAGTGTACTTCGCACGGTGGTATGGGTAACACAATTAATATTGTAACATAAGGATTATAATGGCACAAGTTTTTGGAGTAGGCATAGATGAATTACAGAAGACACTTGGTAACAACAGGTATTTCTATGGTTTACGCAGAACTTCAGATGGAACGATCTACATGGTAAAAGCAGATTTGCTTGAACTGGAAGATGGTGTTGAACTGAACAGGTCAGGTAATATTGACGACAATTACAATAACTGGTCACGTGGAGAGGATTTCTTCGAAGGCAGAGACACTCAACACAAATTGGTTTATAAAAACCTTGTTTATGAACAGTACAAATGGGACGGAAGAAACCTATTTTACTATGTGAATAAAGACGGTGAATTAGTATTAAAAGTTAACGAGGCGCAAACGTACACTGGTTACGTTGAACCTTATAGTAGTTAGAGGAAATAAATAGTAGTAAGGAATTAATCAATGGCAGATTTTCGAATAGATAGGATACGTTTTA